AGCAAGGGTGGCATCGTTCGGGACACGGTGACTCACCTGTCGATGTGTCGCGACATTCAGTTTCCCGAGATTCAGAAGAATCGCCACGTGTGGTCGTTCACGAATGGCATCTTTGCGGGTCGGGATTGGAGTCCAGAGGGCCAGACGTCGCGATTTTACCGGTACGGTTCAACTGACATTTCAAACCTTGACCCGACGGTCGTGAGTTGCAAGTTTTTCGACCAGGAGTTTCCTGAGGAGATTATGGCGATTGAGAAGTGGCAGGATATCAAGACGCCCGTGATTCAGTCGGTCATGGAGTACCAGCGTTTCTCGAAAGAGGTGATGGATTGGATGTACGTGTTCATCGGACGTCTGTGTTTCGATACGAACGACATGGATGCTTGGCAGGTGATTCCGTTTCTCAAGGGTATCGCCGGATCCGGCAAGTCGACCATCATCACCAAGGTGTGCAAGCGGTTCTACGACTCGGAGGATGTTCGGACGCTCTCAAACAACATCGAGAAGAAGTTTGGTCTCTGGTCGATTCATGACGGGTTCATGTTCATCAGCCCCGAGGTCAAGGGTGACTTGGCGCTCGAGCAGGCGGAGTTTCAATCGATGGTTTCGGGTGAGGATGTGTCCATTGCACGCAAGAATGAAAAGGCGTTGTCGATGACGTGGAACGTGCCTGGTATCCTCGGTGGTAACGAGGTGCCGAGTTACCGTGACAACTCGGGGTCGGTGCTTCGTCGTCTCGTGACGTGGAACTTTGCACGCCAGGTGTCCGAGCCAGACCCACAGTTGGATGGAAAGCTCGAGGCGGAGATTCCTGCGATCCTGTGCAAATGCGTTCGGGCCTACCTGGACTATGCAGGCAAGTATTCGAAGAAGGACATCTGGGGTGTTTTGCCAGCGTATTTCAAGACTGTACAGGCGCAGGTGGCGACGGTGACAAACCCACTGCAGCACTTTTTGGCGAGCGACAAGGTGGTGTACGGACCGGACAAGTGTATCCCACAGAAGTTGTTCGTCCAGATTTTCAACCAACATTGTCAAGAGAATGTGCTCGGACGGTGCAAGTTCAACGAAGACATTTACGCGGGTCCGTTTTCGTCTCGAGAAATTGATGTCCGGACAGGCTCAGACACATACCGGGGCAAGGCGTATGCAAACCAACGTTTCATCTACGGTATCGATACGATCGAAGACAACTACACGGGTGCTGATCTGGACGTCTGAGATCTTTCCGCCGAAGGCGGGAAGTCTGCCGAAGGCTTCGCTGAGAACTCGGGTTTCCTCGGGGACTGAGGTCTAGAGCTTAGACGACTCTTCTGAGAAATGGAAACGATGACTGCGCTGTTCAGCGCGTGGGAAACTACGATCGATGAGTACAAGGACCAGCCGAATGTCGAGATTGAGATTCGGCTGGGCAAGGTGAATCGCGGTAAGTTTGATACGAATGTCGGTCAGGCTACGTTTGAACGCGTCCTTCGTCGCCTTCGGCGGTACGAGGGATGGGAATCGACCAACGAGAGCCAGACGACAGTGTATATGGACCCGACGACTGGAAAGCGTGTCGTGATGAATGACGTCACGGACGAGATGGAGTCGTGTATGATCAAGCGTCGTTTGCACGTGAACGATCAAGTGCTCCATGGATTTCCAGTAGATGCACGGCTGGGTATTTCGTCTGAAGTGCCGTACGACCGCGAGGCTGACAATGAGGAAAACTTTACACGAACGCGAAAACGTACGCGGTACTCGTTCGTACGCAAGGGTCTTTCGATTGACATGTCGGAGGTGAGCGGCGACGCGGAGGATAAGGATTCAGAGGAGGCGACCGAGTACCAGATTGAGCTCGAGATTCTGAACCCGCCGGTGAGTGCAGCGGAGAGACATCAGGTGTTCAACATCGTGTACAAGATTTCGGACATTTGCAAGATTATGATTTGAGAAGGACACGCATCTCTGTGTAAAATGAAGCCGATGATGTCGTCACATGTTTGTCCCGCGTCGTCGTCACCTCTATTTCGTGCGCGCGCTCGTCTTGATTGAAAACTGAAAACCAGTCATCCGTAGCATCGAGTTCGATCGGCCTATGAATGACGTGACACTCGGGAATCCGAAAAATATGCAGCGACTTTGATGTCATGTTGTAAATTATCCTATCGTGTGACAACCTGAACCACAGGTCCCACGCGCGCTTTGAATCGAGACGGTTAGGGGGGAGACGAAAAAAGAGACGAGTATCTATGGTTGGGTCGGACAAGAGGACGATTTTACGTATGAGTTCTGAAGGAAGGTTTCTCCATATTAAACTATTCATCTGACGTTGTTCTTCTTGAACCGCATGGCTTTATGCACCGCAGGCTTGTAGGGCACCTTTTCACGCATGGGTGTCGTGGGCACGTACGACCCGACCAGCTTCGTAAAGTAAAAGTCCGTGTCGTTGAACAGGTAGTCAATCTCCTCGGACGCGTGTCCGCTCTGTTTCAGAGCCACAAACATCCGTTCGTTGTGTTTCAATTCACGCATCGCGTTCCGCAAGAAAAAGCTGTGCAACTCCTTCGGCAACGAATCGAGTGTTTCTCTGAGGTAGTCCATCGCACCGTCAACCAATTGGTCGTAAACCTCGGAACACCGTGTCTCCCACGCATCCTCGTTCCACTGCTCCTCCACTCGGTGAAACCCCCGAAAGTAAATTGGGCGTCGGCACATCGGACACCCCGTTCCAGTGCCTTTGAGGTACCAGCTCTTTATACACCCCGAGCAAAAAACATGGCCGCAGCACAACTTGCGGCACGGACCAGTTTCGTAGCATACCGAGCACTCCATTGTTCGTGAAAGTCTCGGTTCACGATGTGGCGGACACAGGACGCATTTTCTTGTACCATGCCATCGAACACATCGCGTTTCCGTCGGGTGCATCCACCATCGTCGACGTGTCGTCGTCCGCGAGCCGCCACTTGCCCTTGTGTTTGACGTACGCAGCGTAGTGTCCGCCGTGAAACGACCCCCAGTGTCCCACGATGACAAAGAGTTTCATACCATGGTACGTGTCTGGGACGAGTTCCGCGGGGCACTTTTGCGTGAAAATGACCGAGAGACACTCACCTGTCTCGCGAATGACTGTCTGCATAGCCGCCGCGTTGTGTTTCTTGCCAGTGTCGTCGACGTAATCACCGAGAATGTGATACTTGTCATAATTCTCGAGGTGTCCCGGCGAATCGACAAAGAGCGAACAAAAATCGCTCGTCCGCGATGACGTTCCACCGGGAAAGACAACCACCTGTTCCTCCTTGCCGTAAAAGATGGGTTTCATGAAATCGAGACTGAGTGATTTTTCGAGTGTGTCCATGAGCGCCAAAACAGCCTCATGGGCGTCGTGTTGCTGCATCGGCGTAAACTTGGATCGGAACATGTTGACGAGTTCCCGTGGATCGATTGGTGTTTTATCTCTCCGATTCCACATCTGACACACCAGTGAAGAATAGGCACGAGTCACTTCGCAAGGTCCGGTGTAGGGACCTTCGCGGAGAAACCGATTCGTGAGTGCCGGTACATGCGCCAAGCACTGTACCGCCGAATTGAAATAGCACGTGTTTCCGACGTTGAGTAATCCTCTTGACATTGTCTACTAAAGCCTCCAGACTTTTATGTAATAAAATGTACGCTGCGCGCTTGTCTCCCGTCATCATGTGCACTGCCCAGCCCTCGCGTAAAAAGGGTCAGATTCGGTATAAACTGAAAAAGGCGATCGATCACGCCAAGAGTCTGTGCCACAACTTCGAGGATACGAAGGAGTGCCACATCGCGTGGGACGAGGTGAATGATCTGACGCGTGCGCTCCACGACCAGACTCCGCCAAAGGAACCAGAGAGGTCTGAGCTTTCAAAGCGTGAGTATGACGTCTAGATGTCCTTGTATTCGGCCGGTTTGAGTTCGTGAGGAACCTCGGTCGGCTTGGTGTTCATGCCGTACATACCCTGCTGGCTGACCTCACCGGTGTGGTCATAGCCCGAGCGTCTGCCTGGGAAGTAGCGCATGGCCAGCGTCGCCAGCAAGATAAAGACGATGGCGTGCAGAATCAGGCCACCGAACTTGGCGGTACCCTCGTAGGTCGCGACCCAGCTGCCGAACACCTTACGGGTCGCCTGGTAGGTTGCAGGGTTGGCAACCAGAGCATAAAGGACGGCTGGGACAATGTAAAATTTAGCAGCGTCGGACATTTATCAATTACAAGGAATAAAATTCATCAAGCTTAATGTCTTCGCGAAGGTTGACAATCGTCCTGTCGTACGTCCGGCGATTGTTCGGGTGGGTCTTATCCGGACGCTCCTTGACCGGCATCCATCCTAGGTCCTGGTAGTCGCACTCGAGTATAGTCCCCGGGGCGTAGGGCCGTGTCCTCGTATTCAACTCCGCCTGCTTACACAGCTGACCGCGTTCCTGTATACACAGGTCTTTGCCGTTCAGGACCAAAAAGTCGATTGTAATCAAGTGTCTCGGTTTCCACTTGAAGAGCGTCTCGTGCGTCCCTATCCGAACAGGCTCCTCAACCGGTGTGAAGATGAGACCATCAGTCTTTTCACCGAGCTGAATCTTACTCACCTCGCTCAAAGGTACCATCTCCTTCACCTTGACTTGCAGCTTCGGTTGTTTCAGGATAGACTTGACAACCGCCTTGGCCTGTGTCAAACGGTCCGTGAGTGTCTGCTTGCGTATGTCCTGACCCTTGATGCGCACGGCGTCGTACACGTAAAAAACCCCATCCATCAATTCGCCGTCCAGTACAGTGTCACGTGGAACAGTCAGAGTTGTAAAAGTGACGTGGAACGCCCTGTCCACAAGGGCACAAATCTTCTTCTTGTCGACCGCCTCGAAACATACAAGCATGTGACGCACGCCATCCGTCTTTTCACACACGACGTACGGCTGAGACTTGAGTACCCTAAAATGCTTTCGCTCTATGGAAATAGGTTGAGGTCCGGGAAACCACGATGGGTCGGTGGTTTCCCACACCTGATGAATGTAATTCTTGATTTCATCTTCGTACATGTTTACTACTAGCTTCTGGTCTTTATAGGACAAGGGGCACGGAGTGCCCTTTGTTCGCCGGCTATGGAATACAAGTCGCTTCGCGACTTGGGGTTAAGGATTCATCATCACACCGGGCATTTCTAGAATGTTTCCTAGGCACTTGTGTGTAAAGTGGCGAATGACAGTCGCGGAGGGTAGAGCTACGACTCTCAGGTTGTTTGTTTTCAGTTGAGTGAACAGGCTCTCGTAGGAGTCACACGACAGGTTTTTCTGGACGCTCTTGAGCTTCTTGTCGATGGGCTTCGAATCCATGACCCATACACGTGCTGATGTTTTCTCGACATCGTACAGATCCGTACCCACCACCTTTTTCGTCACTTCGGTATCGAATGTGAGTGCACGCTGGTGGATAGGCTCAGTCGACCCCTCTACAGTCTTTTTGCGGAACATGTCCCAATCGACACCCTCGACGACCGACGGGAACACGACGACGCGAATATCCTTCTCCATCGTATTGAAAACACGGGGAATGGTATCCTGGTCCAGGTTGGTGCCGTAATCGAACCAGACGATACGCTCACCCGACTTGACCAGTTTAGGAAGCGCGTCGAGACCCTCGACGAACATGTACTCGACGGGTACCTGTCGCTGAGCACCGTGCATACCAATAGTCATGAGCGAATGAAGCGTCGTCACGGCTATTGATTTATTCCGAGTCACGCACACAACATACATGATCAAGAGTTGGTCTGAGTCTTTAAACGATCCTCCAATTTGCCGTAGAATCGTAGGTTGCCGACGTGTCCCAGTGTCGTCGTGACGTCTGCGAAAATCTGACCACCCATCTGTTGCCAACGACGACAGAATGCATAATCCTCCGACAAGTACCGGCGGTTCGCGGGGTCGATCATGCAATCGAACACGGCACAGTAGTCCTCAAAGTCGCGGTTCTGGTGGTCATTCTTGCAGTTGAGCTCCGGGTAGTGAGCGTACATACGTTCGATGACGTCACGCTTAATCATCAAAAACCCGGTGGGACCATCGAGCACCTCGACGAATCCGTTTACGATTTGGGAATTCTGGTACTTGAAGTTCATGACGAGTGCCGCCGAAGCTTTGTTCAGATCCTTACCGGCTGTGATAGCCTGAGCCGCCTGGTCCCACATAATCACCTTCTTGGGGTAAACGGCGCATGACACGTCGTGACCCGACGCCAAGAGACGCAGGACGGATTCCGCCTCGAATTGAACGTCTGCGTCTATGAACAAAAAGTGCGTCGCGTTCGACTTTTGCATGAATCGCGCGACTGAAATATTCCGAGCGCGGTGGACCAGGGATTCGTTCTCGGTCGTGTCGAGCATGAGTTGAACGCCGTACTGTGCACAGAGTCGCTGCAGTTTCAGGATGGATTCAGCGTACGCCTGCAGACACAACCCGCCGTAACACGGTGTCGACAGGAAGATGCATGGCGGCTGCGACATTATATACAATGAGAGTGTATCCTTTATGGTTTAAAGTTTCCCACCTACTCAATCACAAATGAGTCTGTCAGCCCTTTGCAAAGTCTGTCTGTATTACAATCCCGGTGACAAGACGTGTGGTCGCTCCATAGTTGCTATTGGTCACGGGAAGGTCCATCACGACTACGCCAAGGCTGTGCGCCTCGACAAGATGCGCTGCGGACCACAAGGCAGGTGGTTCGAGGAGGTCATGGGCCCGGACGGCCTGTCCAAAAAGTCGCCGGTCGACGAGCTCTTGGAGTCTTTTGATATTTAATCTACTTGAAAATACTGTTGTGCAACGCGTCACGGTACGCGATAACTAGCTCGTCGTGCTCTCCGTTCATACCCTTGAACCGAAAGCTCGAATCTAAATTTTCAAGGATCGCACGGTCCTGCTCGACGATCGCCTTTCCCATGAGCACGAAGAGCGCCGACGGGACCCCAAAGTTCTGGCTGAACCCCACAAACATCTTGGTCGTGAACTCGTCGAGGGGGCACAGGGTCACGTACGTCATGAGCACCATGTCTCCGTGGACCTCCACGTCACTCCACGTCGTGTACGGGAGGACGAACGCGTGGAAATTGTGCGTCGTCGAGAGTCCGAAAAGTTTGGTCGACAGGGCTTCGCGATTCGGCACGTAATCAAACTCGATCGTGTGACCCCGATGGACGACGTTCGTCGGTTTCTCACCAGCCGTCCCGAATCCGAGAGGATTCGCATGGACCCACGAGGCGTGACACGGGTCGATTCCATTCTCGATAATCATCTGGGCAGATTGCTTGATGGTTGTCTCGAACCACATGGTATCGAATTCAGGATCGGACACATACGGCACCTCGGGTGGGTCCGGTCCTTCGAGACCTTTCGGGCGAACCCACAAAAGACCGTTCTGATCTTTCTTGTCAAAGTCAATCTGGAGGAGCTCGGCACAATCGGTACCCCACGGTTTACAGAGCTTCTTCTCGGTGTACTTCCATCCATGGTACGGACACTCGATCGCGCCATCCTCGAGCACCTTGCCCCCTGCTAGTGACGCACCCCTGTGACGACATGCGTCTGACGTAATCTGAACCTCGTTTTTATGATTGCGCCACACGACGTAGTTACGGTTCGAGAGGGTCACCTTGCGTGGCTGTTTACCGAGCGTCGACGTGCGCGTCAGTGCGATCCAACCCTCCATACTTTATGAACGTGAGATATTTTTATGTTACATTTTATTAAACGATGAGATTGACACGATACCTTACTCGGGTAGGTAATCCTATATACTTGCACAATGGCGAGTTTTACTACAGTTTCCATGACGCAATGCCTTTTCGTCGACTTCAAAACAATGCACCGATGTACGTGCCAGCCGTGGCACCCAATAACAACGTAAATTTAAATTACCAAGGGCGTGTATCAAATTTGAAAAAAACTTACAACAAGGCTGCTCGTACAATCCAGAGGGTCGAACGCGGCCGCGCTTCCAGAAAGAGAACCGCCCTTCGTAGAACGATATTCGGTCGACTTCCAAACAACATATTCAAGTCTATATTCAGACGCTAAAAAATGTTCACATCTAGTAGATGACCGACGTGGTCCTTCCAGCGGGTACGCGCCTCTACAAGGGGTTCGGTAATCGTACGACAGGGTGTCGCTCCTTGCTCAAAGACACGCGTACGTTTTTCGTGACCCAGAGCGTCCAGTTGGCGCGGTCATACTCAAACACAAAAACGGCGTGTCCCTTTCTGGCGAAACGGTCGCTCCGTCTGTTTCTGTTGACGCACCCGAACGTCAAGCGCATTTTTCCAAAATTGTCCAGGAAGACGATCCTCGGACTTCGGTTCGCGCTCGGTACAAACGTCACGAGGGGTCAGCAGACCAAGGTGTACCAGAACATCACGGGACGCAAGGCACCGCGCAGATTCCTCATACGTCCCCAAAACCGTGGTGAACGTTTGTCACTCACCAACATCAACACCGAAGTGTTTGGACGTTTGAGCACCGAGTATCTCACGAAGAATGGCTACGACGGGTTCTACGCACCACCCAAACGTACCGGATTCCACGGTGGGCTCTTTCCGGCCGAGATTATGCTATGTAACGCCGCTCGCACACTGGTACGCCCCGGCGTCGAGCGCGCACCGGTTCTGTCCCGTGTTTCCGTCGTCAGAGAACTTCCACAGCTGTTCATCAAATACTGTCGCAGAAATCGCGCCCTCATACGCGTATACAGAAATCTGTTTGTACCGGAACTCGGTGGCGGTATGGGTGTCAAACTGTACCTCGAGGCGCGAGGCAAACCGGCACCGAAAAAGGTGACTGACACGCGCGATTTCGATTTTACATTTGCCGTTCCGAAACGTCTGGGACAGCGAGAGGCGAAGCGACGTGCGCTCCTCATGAAATCCATCATGTACCGGCACGTCACCGGATTCGTCTCGTGGCTCAACCGAACGTACACGCGCACGAACGCAAAGCTCATCGTGAGCGATTTTGTACCGGACATTAAGGTTCTTCCGGCGACGGGTAAAACAATCTACCAAGTGACTCAATTCCGTATCCAATTTCCAGCTGGTCAGCCCATGGATTTCGTGGATACGACGCTCGCTTACGTCCCCGGATCGAGTCACGACGACATTCACCCCGTGTATTCACGGATGTACGGCCTGCCCATCGAGCGTCTCAAAAAGCTGTACGACGCCGTGCTCGCCGTGCTCGCCGGATCGTTCCTGTATCCGGGTGTCAAACCACGGAACCCAATCATAGGAAAGAACCCCGAAAAGGGCCAAAAGAATGTTTCACGCCTCGGGGCGCTTCAGAACCTCGCCCCGAAAAACGTGAGCCTCGTACGAAATTTGATACGGCGTATCAAAAAACGTGATGTGAGCGGGGCAAAACGCAATGCCGCAATGTTAATTAAAAATATCAAGCGATCGTAGGGTATGAACAAGCCGTGTGTGCAGACGCGTGTTGTCATGCGACGCGTGTCTCGTCATCCGATTGTTCGCCAGACGATCCGAACCGGATCCAGAATTCAGAAGCATGCGGTACGGAGTGCAACACTCAGTCTCGTACCGGATGCTGTGAACGATATCGCATTCCATCACGCTCAGTTGAATATGACAGAGGTCCTTCACGTGTTCCAGGACACTATCGCAATTTCAACTATGAATATGGTCCTGGCGACGATGCTGACAGTTTCTAAATTTATAATCTAGAACAGTACTAATGAGCGCAAACTGTGCAGACCGTGAAGTGTACACGGTTCGTGTGGATTCCGTCGGCGTTTCATCGCCTTACTCGACGTTTCAGGTGTTTCTGGATGTACCGCTTCGTAACGTCGTCAAGGCGGAACTTCTCATGGCGAGCTTTCGTCAGCAGTACAGTAATGCCATCTGCCACGTGTACGTCGAAGAACTCATATCCAAGTTTATTACTCGCGCAGGTCCAAATTACACGGTAGGTCTCGGTGGCACGACGTCAAACGTAGGCGTCGCGACGCAAATTGCAAACAAGGGACTCGTTGACCGTGCTTTTGTAACCATTCCTACATCGAATGTTTATGGAGTGGGGTCAGCGCTTGATTACCGCATCGTATGGACGGCGGGGAATGATTTTCCAACCGACATTGAATACATCAACCCCATTCGCCAGATTAAAACGCTCACATTTACATTTTTGGACGGCGACACTGGCGTCGTACAGACTATGGATAGACCGAGCCATTTCGTATTCCGTTTCGAATGCGCTAAAGACAATGTCTGCTTGTACTAATAAAGACTATGCGCGTTGACCTTCCAGAATGGAAGTCGTCCGCCTTCAGCCCACAGCCATCCTGCCCTCACGCGGTTCAGCCCAAGCAGCCGGTTTCGACCTCTACAGCGTGGACCACTACGTTGTGTTCCCGGGTCAGCGCGTGGTTGTTTCCACCGGGATTGGACTTCAGAAGCTCCCAGACGGAACCTACGGTCGCATTGCACCTCGCTCTGGACTGGCCGTGAAGCACGGTCTGGACACGCTGGCGGGTGTCGTCGACCCCGATTACCGTGGCGAGATTAAGGTGGTGCTCATCAACACCGACATGCGTGTTCCGTTCGTCATCAAGCCTGGGTACCGCATCGCCCAGTTGATTCTGGAGAAGTATGAGATGGCTGATGTCGTCGAGGTGGCGAACCCAGTCATTGACACTGAGCGTGGCGAGGGAGGTTTCGGGTCAACGGGATATAAAGTTACAGGTGTCTAAATAAATATGCAGTCTTGGCTGTTCGTCGGACCGACCCTGCTTGCAGGCATCGGTCAGGTGACTCGCCAGTATGCCCAACGGATAAAGAGCCTTGGTCACGAAGCGGACTATGTCCCATTTGGTGACCCAGTTCCAAAGAAAAAGTACGACGTCGGGTTTGCATTCGTGCTTCCGATCGAACAGCACCTGAACATCGTCGACCAGATGTTGGCTCAGTGTGCCGAGAAAAAATACATGACGATTTGCGAAACCGAAACGGTCCATCCCGTGTACGAGATGCTCGTCCAGCGGTACAACACGCTCTGGACGCCGAGTCAATTTTGTTTGGACGTTTTCTCCAAGCAGTTTCCGAGCGGTGATTGGCGCCTCTTGCCGCTATGGACACCGACGCCGCCTCGTGCACCCGTCGAGGCACCCAAGTACACATTCTACACAATCGGCAACATGCTAGATCCACGCAAGAATATCAAGATGCTCATCGAGGCGTTTGTGCGTCTGCAGCTTCCTGATGCGCGCCTTTTGCTCAAAGCGACGTGTAAAGCGCCAGTGACGTGGAAAATTCCAAACGTCGTCGTCATCAACGGGCTTCTGAGCGACGAAGATCTCGAGGCGCAGATTCACAGACAGGGACACTGTTACGTCAACTGTTCTCATTCCGAAGGCGTTGGAATGGGAGCAGTCGAGGCGGCCCTAAGAGGTAAACCAGTCATCATCACAGACTTTGGCGGTCTCAAGGAGTATGTTCCGGACACACCTTTCGTGGTCAAATGTTCACGGACTGAAATTCAGAATGACGATTTTTTATTTCAGAAAGGGATGGTGTGGGGCCAACCATCGCTCGAGGACTTGATGTCCCACATGCGCACGTGTTACGAGAGCCGTATTTCCGAGTGGGACCACCCGGGGACGAAGAAGCTTATTTCGTCAGTTTTTAGCGAAGTGTGAGAATGTAACGCGCGATGTTGTTTGGAAACGTTTTACGAACAGCCGTGACACCCTGGAGCCCGCGTCGAATTGACGCAGCACGAGCATATCTTATGATTGTGTTGCCAGCCAGATCGCGACGCACGTTCTTTATATTGCCAGGGTACATCTTAAGTGGTATCCGTGGGCGACGCAGATATTTGTTGTTGTTCCCATTTGGAGCAGCCTGTAGAGACAGTCTGTTTCTCAGGTTATTATTGATGTTTTCGATTTGGCGAGAAATGGAATTGAGCGCATTCTTGTACTTTTTCGCCTGCGCATACCATCGACGTCCAGCTGGGGTATTGTTGTCTATAGAATTTCTGTAGAATGTGTTCAGGTGACGTTCCCATTTGGCTAGAATTTTCTCCATCGTGGCGTATTTACCCAGAAACGTTTTTACGGCAACGCGTGACATTTATTTATAAGCTATTTTTTATTTCGTCAGTTTTCGAAGAACTTCAACAGTGAGGTTTCCGTACTTTTCCTCGTACTTGCGTAGCGTCAGAGCATTCGCAGACGCACCCGGCGAGTACTGAGCATCCTGCATGGTGTTGGCGATGATTGCCGAGAGGGTCATTGCCGAATTGCGCGAGTACCCGTTTGCGTCGAGCGCTTTGATGAGCTCGTCCATTTGTTTCTTAGACCCGCTTGTATTTATTTGCGAATAGTTTTGCGTACAACCGGCCTCCTTTTGGTCCTAGACCGCCCGGAACCCACGCTTTTCTAGGAGGTCTATATAAAGCTGCACGTATAATCTGCTTGGCCCGTTTAAGTGCCCTATTGGCACGGGGTCCAGGGTCGTTATTAAACACCTTTTTGTATTCGGCTATGTAATTACTTTTGTTGAGCATTGCTCTCGGAACCTTGTATTTACGAGCAAGAGCATTGATGTACCGATTTGCATTTTCTTCTGACGGCTGCGAACGACGGCCCGGTGGAAGATTTGTAAAGTTGCTCGAGTAAAACCGAGTCAATGTGGTCATTTCCCGTGGGGTTATGCTTCGAAAAAGTCTAATTTCATTCTTGATTGCGTTTAGATTTACGGTATTGTTTTTTCTATTCAATTGGGCTTTGAAATTACCATATTTCTTCAGACTGTTGAGCTTACTGAACATTTGATTCTGCATGTTCTGAAGACGAACTGCGTTGTGACCGGGTTTACTCGCATAACTAAATGCCAAAGTCTCGAGAAATTTAATCCTACGAATCTTGTCTGCTATTTCACGAGCCAGACTGTTTAGTTTCTCTGGATCGAGAGGTTTTCGCATGGGTGGCGTAATAATTTATGTAGAGAATATTTAATCAACCTTGACCGGTGAAGACGGCTTCATGAAATCATCCGACATGAGTTCCTCGCGGTGGTGGCTGTGGGACTCGCCATCACCGTAGTGAATCATGTAGTACGACGCGGCGTACATGACAACCGACAAAAGCACGGCGTTGAATCCGAGGAACGCCTGCTGAGCCTTGAGGAACGAGACGAAATCGTCAAACGCCTTGAAGCCAGTGGGACTACTGAAGAGACGAGGAAGTGCGAAAATCAACGTGAGATTGATTACAAGTGCAACCAGTATGGGTTTCAGTTCAACCTCAGCCATCTCCTATACCATAGTGCTATGTTTTTTGCAGAAGCACCCGCCTGCCACCACCCTGAAGGTACATTGCCGCCCCTCGAGGGTCCGCGCTGTGCACGTCGGCCCCTTTGCTGCCACCGGCCCCGCCGCCTTCTTCTTCGCTGCTGCCGCCGTCGGAACTGCTACCGATGCCGGAGGTGTGTAGTCTGGGATGAAGACCGTGCGACTCCGAGCCGCCTTGAGCTCGAGGGTGTGCTGGCGGTAGCGGAGAGCGGTAGCCTCAAACTTGTTCATGATTGTTTTGGATGACTGGACCATCACATGAACAAGTCAGGCGAACTCATGACAGGTTTTTTCCAAGTCGCGAAGCACCAAAAAATCTGTCCTGTCCGAGGCAAAGGCATAAAAAAGTAGTGTACTTTATCAAACATGGCTACGCTCGTGGAACGTCTGATTAATGTCATCACGGAGGTGGACCGTGCGAATCTGTACCTCCCTCCGACGATCGCATCTCTCCTTCGTATCCACGGGTTTATACCGCACCGAACATACACGCGTCCACCCCGCCCCGTTCGCCCGCCACCGCCGGTACGCGTTCCCTGCCCTGCCATGACACGTGCCGGTACTCCTTGTAAAAACAAGTGTGCGATTGGGTGTACGACGTGTCGGATTCATGCGGAGAATCAGACCCAACGTGCCCCACGTGGAGTCCCGGCAGTACACGAGCGGTGCCCGGAAATGACAAAGAGTGGAACTCAGTGCAAGTGCTCAAAGTACAAGGACCTTGCAATGTGCTGGAGACATGCGAAAAAGGCGAACCTCATTCCTCCACCCCCGGAAGTGCCGACGGAGTGTGCTGTGTGCTACTGCGAAATGACACGGGAAACAACCACAAAAACAGCGTGCGGACACCACTTTCACATCGATTGCTTTGAGACGTGGCGTCAGAGTCGTACGGCGTCGTTCCAGTCGGTGACATGTCCTATGTGCCGACACGCAAACCCGAGGCCCAAGCCGCTTGTCAGGCGTGCCTTGGGTACTGTACATCAAAGTTCACAAGCAAACGTGCTTGTTCTGTGAGACCCTTGCCGGGTATGACGTAATCCTTTCGAGGATCAAGAATACCAAATTCTTTGAGTGTGTTGAACTGAACAGGTCCACCAAAGTGAGGTACGATCACGTCGAGCCCTTCGACGGATTCCTTGAACGAGACGGTCATGACGTACCGCAAGTCTTCGCCACGGCGTTCAAATTTGGGGTGGGGCTTTACGTTGAATGTAATGATGAGATCACCAGTTATTTCCCTGCTTGAGCGCGGTTGTTCCCCGAGTCCACGGAGTCTGTGTTGCGTCCCTGAATGTATCCCCTTGTCGACGTGTATATTCACCACGACCGTCTCTACGTGCGACTTTTTGTTGTTGCACCCCGGACACCCCTTTCGTACGACACCACACGTCTTGCATTGATCGCACGGTCGAGCGAACATCTGACCCATCATACCCATCATTTCCTGAACCATCATTCCTTTGCCATGGCACCTTGGACATGTCATGGCACACGACTGACAATGTTTCGTCAAGGGCACCTTGATTGTCTTGTCCGTGCCCGTATACACTTGTTCGAGCGTCAGGTCTATCGTGTGGTGTCGCTCACGGCTGTGCTGAGGCGGAGCACCCATCCCACTGAACATGTGTTGAAAAATCTCTGAAATGTCCGGACCCTGTGGCATTTGCTGTTGCTGAGGCTCATCGGTTCCAAACTGATCGTAGCGTGCACGTCGGTCCGGATCGGTCAGAACCTCGTACGCCTGACCAATCTCCTTAAACTTTTCAGCGTCGCCTCCTCTGTCAGGGTGGTGCTTCAGTGCGAGCTTTCTGTACGCCTTTTTGATTTCATCAATAGAGGCGCCCTGTTCAATGCCGAGCGTCTCGTAATGTCCCATACTGATACGTAGCGAGGTAAACTTTATTAGGCAGCGGCGCGCAGCGCACAGGTACTACGTACCTGGGCTTAAAACCTCAGTGCTCCGTGATTCCAAGACGAAATGAACGAGGTTGACGAAACTATTCTGACTATTTTTGAGAAGCGAATTTACGCCCGACTCATAGCATACCTCCTGGAACATACGGATCGTGTGTACTGGGAACAGAATAACCGATTTCGGCACAGGAACGCCCGTGAAGTGAATCGAGTGCTCAAAGAAGTGTTTGATTCGATGCACGCGATTTACCCATCACTCAAGAGTGTATTCGACGAAAACCTCACGCTCGTACAGCAGTGTACGTGGGTCGGAATGAACGTGCCGTGGCCCGTCGATCCAGACGACCATATTCGACGGGTCGTCGATAACATCATGCAGGTGTTCAACGACACTGTGTATGCAAATCTCCGTTGTGAAATTATAAACCTAGATTATGAAGCCCATTCCAAACTGTGAAAAGTGTGCATTTTACAAACCAGGCCCGTACAAGCGTACGGGGATGTGTACGCGGTACGTGGCGTATCGAGGACGTGGTAAGATGGTTTATGAATTTGCAGACACGGTCCGGCTCGACAAGTCCAAGTGTGGCCCAGACGGGAAGATGTTCCTCTCGGATCCCAGGGAGCTCAAAAACAGCATCCTCTGGTCACTCATCAACGATGATGAGTGACTACACAAACTTGACACGAGAGACGTTTTTCCGAGTCACATTCGCGCGGGTCAATGGATGTTTTTTATGTGAAATATTAGCATTGCTGTTAGCATTCATGTGCTTCCAGTTGTGACCAAACCAGCTATTAAATGAACCAGTTCGAAAGTACGTATTTTTACCATTTTGGCGGATTCTCGTCGCGACGTCACCCTTTTTAAACGTATGGTGGCTGATAGGATCGATTGGTTTATTGGCTGGTAGTTTCACCAATTTCGTATTGATAAAGAGACTGTGAAGTCCGGTATTGTTGTGCATACCAGCACTAGTCCGACGAATAAATGCCAGAAAAGCTGGATCCAAACGAGAGACGTGCACGGGTCCATGTCTCTGTACTTGTGCTTGTGCGCGTACACGGTTCATCATTTGCCGGAATTCAGCAATCGCGTTCTGGGGAGGAGGCATTTAATCATTGCAAATAAAATATTTCATTTGATCATATGGGTCACAAGATAAAGGGTCAGTGGCCGCACCAGTACCGCCCGAGCGCCACGCGACGTGCGTCAGGCCTCGAGCCCATTAAAGAGTCCATTGTAAACGCACGGAAACTCTGGAGAAAAGCTATCCGACGCGTAAAAGCCAATTTACAAATTAACCGCAATCTTCTCACAAAGGGAACCGTGATCCGCGGTCGTTTCACGGTGAAAAATCGTACAAACGCAAAATCTCCTTGATAATCTCGTGACGTTTGATATCATCTTCAGAAAACTCGACGTGCTCGACGCCGAAGATGGGGTAGTCCTTGAGGCGTTTCATCAAGTCTAGGAGTCCGTTGTTTTCAAACCCGCGATCGTGCTGACCCGTGTCACCCGTGATCACGAGCTTGGAATCCTTCCCGAGGCGAGTCATGACCATACGCATCTGGTTCGGTGTCGAATTCTGCATCTCGTCTGCGATGATCCATGAGTTGTCGAACGTTCGACCGCGCATGTACGCCAGAGGGCACGTCTCAAATTTCGTCTTTGGAAACAGCGAATCCTTCATGGGGCGGACCCACGGATCCATCTTCTTGTCCAGAGTCCCCGGAAGGAAACCGTGTTGCTCGTCGACCGAAATGGCGGGACGGGTCAGAATGATGTTCTTGGCGTGGCGAGACGCCGCTTGGCACGCCATCATCGTCTTTCCGGTACCGGCTGGGCCAGTCGCAACGACGATGGGGACGCGGGGGTTTTCGAGCAGAACTTGGTACAGACGGTGCGCCATACTTTCTATGAGTTTCAGTTCTCTAACCAGACAATGTCACGTGGAAGGTTCATCTTCCAGCAATAGTAGAAGCAGTCAAAGTTGCACTTGCTCTTGTAGTCTTCGGGTACTTCACCGTCGACGAGTTTCACAAATTGGATCCGTCGACGTGGGATGATAATCTGAAGCTGAGGGTCGATGGTCGAAAACAACTTTCGAACGTATTGCGTAAACAGTTTCGGGGCTGGCATGATGATGATGAACGGCTTGCCGAGTTCGACGAGTCGATCGAGCACTTTGGGAATCATAGTGAACGGTGGATTCGAGACGATAATGTCGCCTCGGTTATTCTCGAAAAAATCCTCATCCTGGTGGATGACTTCAAACCCAATTTCGCGTAGAATCTCACCTGAACGACCGTCGCCGTAGAACGGTTCCCACACAACCTTGTTTTCTGGAATGAATTGTTTGATAGCCTCCCACGCCGACTTGGGCGTCATGTAATCATCATGCTTCTCAAACGTCTTGGTTTGAAACCCTGCCATTTATTTGCATATGCTTCGGAGTTTTAGGTTCGATTCACAACCTGCCATTCTGCACTCTCGCCGTTGAGCGTCGTCAGGATAATGTGACCAGCCTCTTCTGGATCGAAATGGTCGGCACAACAGAAAATGTCGAGGTACACCGTGTTGTTTTCCGGGTACGTGTGGACCGAAAAATGAGACTCGGACAGTACGAGGACGCCGGTGACACCGAACGGCTCAAACTGGTGGAATGCCCTGCTGACGACAGTCAGCCTGCACTTGTCTGCAATCTCCTCCATCAGAGGCTCAATCTCGTCAATGAACTTGAAGTGAACACCCGAGACACGTCCGATGAGGTGCTTCATTCTTATTTTAAAAATGTCAGGTTTTTTTATACCATGGACGGAAAGTCCTTCAACATGATCGATGGCGAACTTGCCATTTTTCGTAACGGCGAAGTCGAGCACGTCTTCGAACGTGATTCGCTCAGCAGGGCCGCATACAACTATATGATCCGTTGGATCCAGGACAGAAAGTCGCCTGATGATGACCCCGGGGCGGCGTGGCTCGAGGCTGAAAAGGCGTGGGACGCACTCAGTCCCGAGATGCAGGGTACAATTATCGCCATTGCCAATAAAGAGAGACAACAGGCACGTGACATTCGTGATGGGCTGCTTGCAACCCTTCACGGATACCAGGGGATCAAAAGTATCAAAGATGCTTACGCAGAATGTATTCGTACGTGCTTCAATCAATGGTGACCTCGCACTCCTCGGCCGGAACCGTCTCTTCAGGAATTTCATCGATTTCCACGTCACAGATACCCTTCTTACGCATGGCGAGTACACGATCCCAAAAATCCTTCATGACCGGGAGGTAATGTGCAAACCACTCACGGTCACGTGGAACCTCGACGACGACAAACTCCTCTGGAGGGCCCTCCTTGTACTGGACGAAATCACACACCTCGAGGTCCATAATCTCGAGGAGCAGCTGAATCTGAGGCAGGTAGTACCCCGGAACTTCGGGTTTGATCTTTCGGCTCAAAGGGCACTTAATCTCGAGAAGTCGGCCTGATTCAGTGATACCATCAGGACTTCCACCGAGAAATTTGTGTACCGGATGTTGCACGAGACCAATCTCGTGTGAAATCTGTCCGTGACGCATGTCATACAAGTCACGAACCATGGGTTCGAGGCGTGTTCCATGCGCCGTGGCTTCGTTACCGGCCCACGGGCGCGCCGCGCCGCACTTTTTAGCCAAAAGTCCTTCAGGTTTTTCGTACGGATTGAGGCCTATGGCTGTCGCCAAATCGCTCGCCGTCAGGAGATTCCCACGGAGATCGAGCCACTCCTGACTTCGTTGGTCGGCGTATGATTGTGCCAACAATTCTTGTACACGTGGGTGCATCCTATTTCTTGAATCTCTCCGTCGTCTTAAGTGCAATCTGGGCCGCAAATTGCTCCGCCTGCTTTTTTGTCGTTGCAAATCCAGAACCATACGGAATGCCATCGACGACAACTTCGATGTGAAACGTGCCGTTGTATTGACCACGAACCTGATAATCGGGCAACGGCACCTTGTTCGCTTGACACCAACGCATCAATTGGTCCTTGTAGTTGTCGTCCGTGAGATTCATATCGACGTGTTCGAACGCCGCAAACACAAACGACTTGGCGTGAATCATCCCAATGTCCAGGTAAATGGCACCGACGAGCGCCTCGAAAACATCCTCGAGGATATTCTCGTTGGTGTTCCAGCCGTTACGCATCCCCTTGTCATCCATCAGGATCCACTTGTCGAGTCCGAGTCGCTTTGAAATTTCACACAGTGTTTTACCTCTCACGAGTTTCGTACGCGCCTTGGTCAAAAATCCCTCCTGCTCCTCTGGAAACTTTTCAAAGAGAAACCGCGTAATGATGAACCCAAGAACGGAATCACCCATAAATTCCAGCGTCTCGTACGAGCCTTCAAGACCCTTGTACTTTTTGAGGGCTGATTTATGCGTGAAAGACCTGCGATACAGTTTGATATCATTGATTTTCGTTCCTACGAGGCGTTCAAGCGCCACGCGGTCGATGTTTGGGGCATCGACGAGCTCTGGCGCTTCAACGGTTTCCATTACACTACGTACACTTTTTGTTTTTAAGTCCCCGGGGCGAACCGCCCCGTGTCCGCGGAGCTTCGCGACGATCATCGCTTCGCGATGATGTTCAAGTCCTGACACCGATCTGAGGATGCCCCTGGAACGCCGGGATGTACCCTGGTCCAGTACCTAACGCATCATCCATCGGTTTCCCTGTTGGTTTTTTGACAACCTGAAACACGAAAAAGATCGCGACGAGAATCAGAAACAGAATCAATAGTTTATGCATATTACATTAGACCGTGGAAAAAAAATAGATCCAGTTGGCAAAGCCAGCTGTTTCAAGCCTTCTTCACGGTGGGACGCTTCGCCGCTGCGGGCTTTGGCGCCTCGGCAGACGCCGCGGCCGCCGCCGGAGTCGCCTTCTCCTTCACGGGCTTCTCCGCCTTGATGTAGTGCTTGTTGATGTACTTCTGGATGTTCAGGAAGGTCACCTGCACGTCGGCAGGGGGGTCCAGGATAGCCTTCAGGGAGGCATCCAGGTTGATGTTCTGGCCCTGCTTCAGGCCCTTCTCCGTCACGTACTCGTTCACCTTCTTGGTCACCTGGGAGCGGGAAATCTGCTCACCTGCAGCCAGCTTCAGAAACTTACGCAGCTCCTCGGAAATGTCCAGGGGCTTGTTGAAGCCGTTGCTGGTCGAACGAGCCTTGGCCTTCTCGCCCAGAGGGTCCTCGATCAGGCTCTTCACCTTGCGGAGGTCCTTGCGCAGGAGCTTAATCTCATCGATAACAGTCTGCAGGGTGATGGTGGTAGTGTCAGCCATTGCTACTTGTTGAGCCCTTCACGTCTTTAACTAGTTTCGCGGTCTGGGTACCGAACACGAGAAGAAGAAGGATGAGCATCGGCCATGTCAACATGGGTCCGAGGACCATGAACATTATGAGATGCCACACCATGAAACCACCGTAGACCGGTGTATCCTTTACGAATTTGTACGCTGTCAAATAGTCTGTAACAGCGAGTACGTTACTGGTACTCATCTCTACTTATTCTTGGACATTTTTTTGACAGAGAATGCGATTAACACAGCCATCATGATTGTTCCGAGAACAATCAACAGGATTATCGCCCAAATTGGAAATACGTCAGTAAACCAATTCCCCGACGCGCCGTCACCTCCTTCTTCGGCCGTCGTTCCGTCGCCGCCCGTCGGAACAGTGCAGCACCCCGGGTCACATGGAAATTGTGCATCACCCTCCTGGAAAGCACAAATCATATTCGGACCAGATTCCGTTCCGGTGGCGACGGTTACACCAGGCGTCAGCTGTGCCATCTGTTTACAATTCTTCCCCGTGTACTGTGGACCACAATACGTCGGTCCTGTCGTCACGTACGTGTTCCCTGTTCCACAGAGCCCATTGGCCTGAAGGGTGTACCCAGTCGGACACGTTTTAGAGACTACGGTTGAACTTGTCGACGTGGCACAATTGGAAGAATCCCCTGGAATGGGAAAGTATCCAGACGGACACGTCGCCGCTGGATTCATATCTACTTAGAGCTTAGGTTTGTTTTTTGAGCAGTACCATGGAGTACGGAACTCCCGTAAAGATTCCAGACGGCCGTTACTTTCTGAAGGTTTCAGCAAAGAACGACGCTCGTGTGTTCCACCAGGTGAACAACGTAGTGGTCGATACACCTCTGACCAAGGAGACGCGTCAGGTGAATCTCCGCATCCCCTCAAAAACTTTGTTTGAGAATATCGATAACGAGCTTCTGAGTCAGGCGGAGGTGAGCAAGCTCGAGTGGTTCGGCAAGGACATCTCGACCGAGACGATTCGTTCCGCTTACCAGGCGAGCCTGTCTGCCGACGGTGAGCTCTCAGCGTCCCTGGCCTCCGTCAAGGGACAGGTGGTGACGACATTCTTCGATGCTCAGAAGAATCCCATTGATGAGATTTCAGGAGCGTGTGACTTTCTGTTTGAGCTGGCTGGTCTATGGTTCCTCAAGCGCTCATTCGGTCCCATCTGGCGCGTCGTGCAGGTTCGTCAGCGCTCGGCGCCAAAGCCAAAGACGAAGGGGTACCCAGTCGAGTTCCAGTTTGCCGACGAGCCGGAGCCAGAAGGCGAGGAGGACGACCCGGCGGATTACCTGGACTGAAAAAAAAAGTCGTATACTATTATAACATGGACGGCAAAGGTCTGGCAATTTTGATTCTTCTGTTCCTGATTGCCATGATGGTATTTTATCCTCAGCGTAGCGGGTATGCCCCGACAGGCAGCGACCCAGTCGGCTCTGACGTGGTGACGAGTGCAGTCTCCGGCTCCGGCCCGATGATCATGCAGGGTGGTTCCGGTGGTTCCATCACCCAGGGTGGCCTGGGTGACACCACAGGCGGTATGTTCAACTCTATCGACGAGCCAGCCCCATTCGCCGTCGGCAGCGGTGCCGGTGTCCGCACCGTGGACATGCCCGTGTACGACAACACCAACGTGGGTCTGATTCCCAAGGAGGTGGTGACGACCGAGGATTTCGGCCAGTTTTCTCCAGACGCCATCCTGTCTGGCCAGAACTTCCTGGACCCGCGTGCCCAGATTGGTTTCCCCGAGACGATCGGCGGCAACCTGCGTAACGCCAACCGCGACTTCCGCTCCGAGCCAGCCAACCCCCGCGACGCAGTGAGCATCTTTAACCTGTCCACCATTCCCCCGGACACGATGCGCCCCAAGTTTGAGATTGAGAACAGCTACGAGAAGTAGAAATCAAGCCGATTCGGCTTGGAATCGACTCAAACGAGTCGGAGTCAAGCCGCTTAAAAAATAAACAAATTAAATAAACAAATGGACGAGTTTAAGGCTGTCATGACTGAATGGCTCTCCCTGAAGCACCAGCTTGCTGCTGCGAGGAAAGACATGGCTCTGCTGAATAAGCGTGAAAAGGAACTCCGGGCGCAGGTCCAGGAGCACATGAAGGAGATTAAGGAGACTCAGGATGTCGACACGGTCAAGGTGAATCAGGAGAAGGTGTCTTTGCGTACCAAAGAGTCCCGCGGCAGCATCACCAAGAATGTCATCCTGGCGGGTCTGCGCGCATACTTCAGCAACGACGAAACTAAAGTCGAGCAGGTCTACCAGATCATCGTAGACCACGCGCCTGTCAAGGAGCGCAATACAATCACAGTCAAGAAAAGCGCTTAAACAGGTGTCACGTAAGAAAAACAAGTAAAAATGGGTATCAACAACGAGTACCGTGACGACGCTTTCACCGGTGTTGACGACGTCGACGACACTTACGACGAACAGGAGGATCACGAGATTGTCCTCGGTCCTCAGGACTGGCACGACTGGCACTCGGAGGATGTCCTCAACATGTGGATGTCCCTTCGTCAGTACCTCGAGGACAACCATCTCAGCAGCACCCTGATGAACAAGGCGTCCTTCCACAACTTTGCCGAGTTTGTCCGACAATTTTCTCGGTAGATAGTATCTGCTCTCATGGATATCACCGGTCCCAAGATTCTGACCCCAGCCATCCTGTTCGCCCTGCTCAGCCCGGGCCTGCTCCTGCGCGTGGGCCCCAGCCCAGTGCTGGTGCACGCCCTGGTGCTGTCCCTGGTGTACTACCTGATTGCTAAGTTTGTGCTCAAGGTGTCCCTGCGCCCAGCTGACATGATCGTGCCCGCCATCCTGTTCGTGCTCCTGACCCCAGGCGTGCTGCTGACCATCCCACCGGCCGGCAAGGGTGTCTTTATGTCCGGCCAGTCTTCCCTGCTGGCTGTGGGCGTGCACACCCTGGTTTTCGCTCTGGTGTTCTCCTTCCTGCGTAAGAATTTCGCCGCCTACTATTAAATGAATGGCCAGAAGTACGTCGGACTTTTAATGAATTCCCGTACTCAGGCGCACGCCTTCCATTTGACGACCAACTCATTCGCGCAACACAAGGCGCTCCAGGCGTACTATGAAGGTATCGTCCCTCTCCTCGACAGCTACGCCGAGGCTTACATGGGTAAGTACGGTCGCTTCCGCCGCGTCATCGTCGGCCGCCGCACTATTGCACGCAACCCGAAACTGTATTTCCGTTCGCTTCTGACACAGCTTCGCCGCATGCGCCTCCCACGAGACTCGTATCTCAAGAACATCCAGGATGAAATTACGGCACTGGTACGTTCGACACTTTATATGCTGAGCCTAAAGTGAACACTCACTGACACACTAATGAAACATCTGGCGATTGGGCCAGGTGCGATGACATATTTTGCATTTCTTGGCGCGATGGGCGCCCTTCGAGATTGTCACGAACTAGACAATCTCGAAGAAATTTCAGGGGCGAGCGCCGGCGGCCTCCTCGCCTTTTTTTACGTCGTCGCTGAAGGCAACATCAAAACCATACTGGATTACTCGGTCGACATCCCGATAAAGGATATCATGAAACCCAACATTCGCCAATTTCTGAAAAACTTTGGACTCGTCAGTCAAAGAAAGATTCGAAACGTCATCGTCGACATTATCCGCGTCTTTTTCAGTAGAGAGGATCTGACGTTTCGTGAATTCAGAGACCTTCGCCCGACAATGCCCAAGGTGTACATCAGCGCCTACTGCGTCAATCTGGCACGGACCGAATACTTTTCTGTCGACTCGACGCCAAACGTATCAGTGGTGGATGCTCTCTGTATGACCATCGCCGTGCCGTTTCTATTTGCGTCTGTAGAACATCAAGGGCGTCGGTACATTGACGGCGGGACTATGGAGGAAACACCGGGTGGAATTTTCGTAGGAAAGGCTGACGTCAAAACCATGCGTTCCATATGGTCAAAGGAAAGCGTAGAGTACGATACACGCAGCCTCAAGTCGTACATCATGAGCATACTGAATACGACGATGTGCCTGAGACCTAGGTACACGTACCCTACTGTCGATGTCGACATGTCCAATTTTGAATTGTTTGATTTTGGAGTTTCTACAGAGACGAAGCTGAAGCTGTTTTCGTTTGGGTACCATTCCACGCGTACACAGGCGTCGAAATCATGTACGATTTGCCATCTAGGGGAGGATTCGCAGCCGCCAAAACCTCGCACAGATCAACCACGTCGCACGGAGCAATGTGCTGCTGAGAGTACTCCCGGTCGTCCCGAACAAACCGAACAAAATCCTCAAGACGAGACGAAAACTTTGTCGGAGTCCACCCATTCATAGTCATCCACGACTCGTACCGTGCAAAGAAATCCGGACACCGCGTCGTGAGCACGTGCTGCGTACACACCTTGGCGATCTTGTTCCACCCCGGAATCGTCGAGTGGTCCGGAAACGCCCGGAGCGGTTTCGGAAACAGACCCGTCTTGAAGTGTGCGTCTGTTACCTGCAGAATCTCAAGCTCGTTGTCCATCGAGTGTGCGAGCCAGTTGCCATCCCCTTGCTCCCACACACAGTGCATAAACTCGCATATGGCGTCGCGAAACGGCAGAACTTCAGCGGTTTGACCGTGAATGATGGTCCGACCGAGCTTTGCCTGGACGCGGTCATTCTCAGCGACGAGCGGGTCGTCGAGCGCCTCTTTGATGAAGATTGTTCGGAGCTCACCGTGCGTCACGGAGCGATTCTTGCGGTACTCTGGGTTTTGATGACGTCCGTGCGATACCCACGTCTTTTTCTCAGTGACGTTCACAGGGGCGAAGCTTATCGAGTGTATAATCTTTTGAGCCGTAGACTCGAAATCACCGACGACGTACTTCATTGAAGGACAGGGAGTCCGTTTTTTTATGTGGCTCTAATAGTAACAATGTTCACCATTCGTCGTCGGGCGTATTCGTTCCGCCGCAAGCCACGTGTGGTCCACGTCTCGGCCAGCGCGAATCACCGCGGTTACACGCGTCACATCTCAGGCGGTGTCGTCCGCGTCAGATCCACATCCATCAGAAACCGCGGTCTTCCAGGAAAAGGACCGTACACCCTCCCGCCTCTGTCTCCCGGTAAGCTGTACGGATACACTGTTTCTGCCAACACACCGAACCGTTACAAGTCTCTGACGTTTGCCATGAAGAGCAACTCACCGCTGGCTGTGTTCCGTCGCCTCCAGATTCTGGCACGTTACCTCAAGCGTACGTCGCCGACGGCGCGCAGCACCGTGCTCAGAAATGCGGCATGGGTTCGTAAGAAGTTCTAAATCCCCAAGTCGCTTCGCGACTTGTGTTGCCCCCCGTCCATTTAGCAGTTCTAAAGATTGAATCCTAATCGTAGATATGGACGTTTCTACACTTTTGACGTGTCCGTGTCGCCCTAACTTTACCTATAAAAACTTGGCGCAGCACAAAAAGTCTAAGATGCACCAGGCATGGGAAACCTCCAAGGAGGTGAAAGATGTTCGTGTTCAGTCGAAACATTTTGAGAATGAAATCGAACGTCTCAAGAACAGACTCGAGCACAAAGAAAGTGTCGAGATTGAACTCTTGAATCGGATTCGCCAACTCGAATCGGACGTTCAGTATTGGAAGCAGGCTTCTGAAGGTGTCTACGTCTGAGTTCACCGGTTCTGAATCTTCATGAAATTCGCCCTCGCCTTGGGCATCATCATCTCAGCCACCTTTCGTCCGGCGAGAAACTTTGCAAACTCGAGACGTTTCTTGTGTTGCTTCAGGTAGTAAATTATTTTTCGGAGCGTACTCCGTGGGTACGGGTAAAATGCATGCAGGCGATTGTCGGTGTTCGCCCAGTTTTGCGACCGAGCCGTTTTGAGTTTTCTCGTGAAAGAGTTGATTGAATTTTGAACGTGGTTTACACTGTTGTTTTTGGCGGCGAAATTTGCAGTCTCTTTCGCTCGCTTGTTGACGTAATGAAGCGCCAAGTACTTGGTCCGTGTTCTCTCCTCAATGTTCATTTTACGACGGGTCGCAGGAGAAGCTTTCCGAATAACTTTTTGGTACTCTCGACTCGGGGCGTACATTGTAATTATGTTTCTCGGCGTCACGTGCCTGATGGCCGTATAGTACGACATACTAGAGCGTCACATAATTTTCTCACCCCCTTAGTAACAAATGAAGCGCTCGACCGTCATTCTTATTCTGCTGTTCGTCCTCGCCATCCTCGCGTACAACCGTACCGGTGTTTGGCGCGCCCCAGGCGCGACGACCCAGTCCGAGCAGCGTCGCATCAAGGGTATCTCCATCATGACGGAGGATGGGTATTAAGAACAGACTTGGAAGTTATGTATGGAGCAAATGAAAACCAAATGGGACACAATGGTGAACGATCCGGCGTTTCGTCGAAAATTTACAGGATGCAAAGGTGACTATGACATATCAAAGTGCCGCCGAATTATTCATCCAAAAGGGACATTGTATACTCCCGTTTCGGATGAAGAAGGTCATTTTATGGCGTATGAATTCATCGGGTCAAGAACAATACGTGTGTTTGACCCTGCACACAAAATGAGCCGGTACAGTGGACATCTAAACCGTAATCTCATTTCAAAATTGTCAGGAAGACGAGTCGTCGTGTGTCGGGACCATCCTCAGAAACACGAAGAAGACACATTCTGTGCGACATGGACGCTCGCATGGCTTCGACCGGACCTACGACACCTCACTGTCTCTTCTTCCCAGCCAGAATAATCAACATCAGACCAATAACGAGCGCGATTATAGCCCCCCACACAATCTTCTGATTGTCCTTTTCGAAAGGAACGGGTGGCGGTAAACTGACAGGACGTTCGACTTGATCCGGTACGTGTACCGTATGAAGTCGTAGCGTGAATGAGTTGACATCGAGTCCGTGGAAATCCAGAGGTTTCCCGTTTCGGTCGAGCCAACTGATGGTGAGTCGGTCGAGCGAATCGAGTCGCGATGGAAAAGAAACGTAAATGGGATAGTCGTTCGCCTCTTTGAATGATTTGATTCCACCGGACGGCACATCCATCGGTATGATGGCGAACGAACGTGCTGATGTATTGCTCGTCGTCGTGTACACGCCTTGGGGGTTGAGAATCAATTTGCGTGCATCTGTCGTGAATGGTGTCCGGAACTCTTCAATGTCCAACCAGACGTAATCGTTCATCTCGAGACTCACGATGTTGCTCGACACCACGTACGCATTTGCAGTCGGGTACAACCCTTTGTACACGGCGTTTGTTGCGATGGGACTCGCCTGTGTCGTGCCAAGAGGTAAACCCAGAATGTCTGAAATTTCCTGGGTCAGGGTCGTCACTGACGTCAAGTTGCCCGTGAAGAGGAATTTGCCTTCAGCCTCCAGGTAACTCAGTGCGACGTTCGACACCTGTGACGTATTGTTGAACGTGTCGACGAGCGAACACGTCGAGTAAAAACCAGGGTTCAGTGCCACATTGGATGTGCTCACTTTGAAAACGTTCGAACTCGTCGTCAGGTTGTACATCGTGTTTGGGATTTTGGCGGAGATGAGGTCTACTTGGCTCACGTTGTGCACTGGTGATTGAAGAAACAGCGTGTAAGAGTTCCCTGAAGGATACAATTTCGTATCCCTCTGTCTGGAATCGACGTACAACGTCGTCTCCATCTACATAAAACAAAGATTAAATAGCTGTCCATTGGACAGCGCCGCGAAGCGGCCTTCCCACCCGCGGAGGCCTTCCCACCTGCGGCGGCCTTCCCACCTGCGGCGGCCTTCCCACCTGCGGCGGGAAGGACTTAAAACAAAGATTAAAAGAAATGGTAGGAATGGTGCAGTATTGGCTCGATCGCGCCCGTATCAACGAGGGACCGACTGACGTGACGGTCGTGCCCGTGAGTTTTGTCACTGCAAATGCGTACCAGCACGATCAGCTCAATCGTATCGTAGCCCCCGAGGATGAGGTTGTCGACATGGTCGAGGTGGCCAAGAACGATTGGGTCTTTGAGCTCAAGCCCGGTGACGTTTTTCCGGTACAAATCATCGCGTCGATCCAAGCGACGCTCGATGCGTCCAAGTTTGACGGTATGATGTTCCCCGTCGTGTACCGTGGAAGCCCCGTCCTCGAGAAGCGTTTCTACAAGCGTTCCGGCTCTGAGAATATCCAGCAGGCGAATATGCCAATCTTCAACCTAAACCCTCCCCCCGCAGAGTCTTCAGTATGAAGGATCACATACGGTCGGTGGCGATCCGAGTTTGGCAATCCCTCGGGCCCGGGTTTTCGGAACGCGTATACCACAACGCCATGGAGGTTGGTTTGCGAAAATTGAACATCCCGTATCAAACGGAGCGAATCGTTCCAATCATGTTTGACGACCATGCGATTGGAAACATTCGTGCTGATTTGATTGTTGATTCACGTATCATCGTCGAGTTGAAATCCGTCAAGGCGCTCAAGGATGAACACCGTATCCAGACGCGCATGTACATGAAGCTCCTGGGCTTGCCTGATGCTGTCCTGATCAATTTTCCCAATTCGGGAAGCGATCTGGAGGTTGAGGACCTCACATCTTCGAAAGGTAACGTGCTCGATTTATCGAGTACCCATTCTTCAACAGACTCTTGAATTTTCTTTCTATATTGGCTGCCGTCTTTTTTGGCGGACTCGCCTTTTTGCGCGTAACATCCTTGGGCTTGTAGCCCAAAAGCGTGACGATAAATTTCATCATTTAAAAGCACCAGACATTTTAAATCAAATGTTTACGCCAGAGATGAAGCGTGCGACGGCTGCCGTTGTCAAGGACAATGAAAGTAAGATGTCGTACAGAATCATGTCTCTCATGTACTATTTGACCATCCGGGCGTGTGAGATTATCGACTGGTGGTTCCCGACCGAGTACGAGAAACTCCAGCGTAAACGTGCCAAGGCGCGTCTGAATGACCCTCCGAACATCCCGAAGGGTGCCACTATCGAAATCGACCCAAATACGGGCGTTGCAATCAACACGTCGGTATCCACTGCCAACCCAGATCAGCAGTAATCTTCTTCCAAATAATGTCGTGTTTGTAAAGCTTCTCCTTCGACTTGAGCAACGGAAAGCACAGGAGGTATTCATCCTCGCCGAGCAACTCACAGAACTTGTAAAGGACGTAACTGTAACTCAAAAAGTTTTTACGGTTTTCGGGACAATGTTTCTCAAAAGGCTTTTGAATCTGACCAAACATGAGTCGAAGGCGGTCTTCCAAGGCTTGAGGCATGGTTGGCGGTTTCACCCCGTTGAGAATCGTTGTGATGTAGGGTGCGTGTTCATAGTATTTATTCATGTGAATCTTCTTGAGCATTTCGCGCACCTTGCGGTGCGTCAGGTCTGACTTGTCTTTGATGCGCTGCTTTTTCACTTCGAGCTGCAATTGATCAATCAGTTCTTGGGGTACGCTCGTGTACTCTTTCGCTTGGAACTGATTGACCCATTCATTGAAATGGTTCTCACGCCGGTACGAATAGACGACGTGACGTTCCATCTCCTGCTCCTCCTTGAACCCCACCTCTTGACATTGAACGTAATCCGTCATCCCGCACTTGAGACATATCATGTCGCTCGTCATGTCATCGAGCGTATGGTCTATTGAACCACACCCTTTACATTTCGGCATGTACCCCGGGTTTTTCTTTGGCATTGGTGCCAAGTGATTTCCTTCGACGGTGGTCATGTACTTTTCGTAAACATCCTTCTTCTTTCCACCGGCGGATTCAAATTCCATCAATAAAGGAATACATTCCGCCATGTAGTCGTACATTTCCTGTTGCGCAACCAAATCCCCTTTAGATATTCTTTTTTGAAATTCTGCCAGGCGTTCTTGGTAGCGTCCTTCCATTCTTTTTATTATATCTGATTCTTTTAGTTAATGTGGGCACTAAATCTCATCGAACAATGTAGACCAAGGAACTTTCAGGTTCATCAAATGTTCAGACACGACGGAGACGAGTTGATACCGGTTGACGAATTCAGGTCAGACGAACAGGGACACGTCGATTATTACTTTGGGGGTCAGCTGTACACGCACCTCGGACAATGGCCCATCAGGAACATCATCCCTCGTTTTTCAATTCCGGTACACAGTGCCATTTTCGTCAACGACGAAGACAGGAAACCGATAATCTGTACTGAAATCGTCAGGAGACACGCAGGCCCGACACAGTCGCCGGTATCATTCGACATTTATGCCCCTCGGCCCCACTTTACAGTTTCATTCTCAGGAGGGTTGAGAATCTCCTTGGGAATCAAATGGATCCTCGTCAAAAAGGTGTCCGGTACAGTTCGTATTCAGAACGTCCTCGGTCAAATGACACGCCTGGATGTTTGACAGACAACGGGCTTGCCCGTTGGATGAATTCGCACCGGACAATTTTGTACCAAGAGTATTTAACCATCCACCTTCGGTGCCAAGTAAAACTTGAGTTCACCGAGGTTTGCAACCGTGTACCGGAACACGATGGGCATGTTGTCTTCGTCCTCGTGCTGCATCAGCTGGACGCTCGAGCACAGACTCGTCGCCCGGGTGAACATGTTGATGTACTTGAGCGAAAACACATTCCCGAGCGGCTTGTCCTTCCCGGGCTCGACACACTCGAGGACAGTCTTTTGGTTCGCAAACCCACCCTCACACTCGAGCTCGAGTGTATTCTTCTTACGCGTGATTCGAATATCCTGAGCCAGGTTGTTCATGTCGCGGGTCACGCGTTGGAAATCGACGCTCGGGATGGTTGTCAGGACATTCATCTCAATCTCGGGCACGGACAACATGTCGTCGTTGATGTCCAGAAGCTTAAACTCGAACGACGTCGACGACTTTTTCGCTGCATTCTCAATGTGAATGTGCAGCAGGTATGCATCGTCTATCGACATGCTCAGCGTGTCCGTGTTGGTCACCGACTTGAGCAGCTTGTACGTGTTTGAGACGTTCAAGCCAGCCGTGTGTTCACCTTCACAGTGATACTCTTCAAAGTTTTCCGCCGGCATGACCAAGTGGACGAGCGTCACGCGCGCCGTGTCGAGCGTGACAACCATGAGACCCTCTGGGCGGAACACGAGATTAACATCGTTGATGATATCCTTGAGCACCTCAAAGACGGTCCGAAAGGCACTCGCCTGAATCGTCTTGAGACGAACCATACCCACAAAACGCAGGCTCACTTTATACCCTTCTGATATGCGTCAGTCACCTTTCTGTTCACCTTTTCCTCGAGCTCGCGTGTCATCGGCGGCGCCAGGGGCATGTTGAAGTGTTCAATGTCGAAATAGTCACCAGCCTCATTTTCGTGCGTATCGTCGAGTGCAGCGCCTGAAAGAACCGTCTGATCAAATTCTTCGACGCGCTCCTCTGGTTTCATCGATTCGATCCACTTACGCACGTCATTTCCGACGAGCAGGTGACCGTCGTTCGTCACCAGGGTGGGTACGCGAGTAATCTGTCTCGACGGGACGCCCTGAGTCGACACGTTATGGAACCGAATCATATGGATGAGCGCCGGGTTCTCCCGAATCTCCTGGATCACCTGAGAGCAATATGGACACTTGTCGCTGTAGACCAGAGTGGCCATCCTACTACTGGATAACTTTTTGTACCCAGGGAGGCGACGCAGCGGACTTTCCACCACCGTGGAAAGGACTTTTTTCTCGCCTGTTAGTAATATGAAGGACGTTGTCGTATTTCTCCTTCTGGCAATTTTGGGATTTTTGCTGTGGAATCGCGGCGTCTTCATGCGCGGTGAGGCGTTCGTGAACGTCAGCGACCAGAAGGCTGTCAACCCTGCGACGATCCAGACCATCATCAACGCCATTCAGGCGAAGAACCCTGATGTGTACCCCGTCCAGACCATCTACATCAACTCGATGCAGGGTGAGCAGGGGTCATCGATGTACGACGCCCGGATCATGTTCATCAACACACGTGGCTACTTTGGCGTCCAGTACGACATCAAGGCGGACGGTGACGGCAACATCCTCGAGCTCTCCGAGCAGCCCCAGCCCGGCATCGGCGCTTCTGATGTCTTCGAGCCTTTCGGTCCCAGCGATTCGTACACCACGTTCGAGGACACGCAGGTTGTCCTGGACAAGCAGTTTGCCGACCTGAAGACCCAGGTTCCTGGCTACCAGGGTAAGCTCGACATTTGGCTGGAGCAGATGCGTCAGGCGGAGAGAAACAACTCCAACGCCGCGGCTCAGAACGGCACCGTTGTTTCTAGCCGTTAATTAGGAATGATTTCAGCGCAAAATCTCGCTGAGCGAGAGCGTAAAAGGCTCGAGGTTCGCAAGGCAACCTACCGAGCCATTCTCGAACAGCTCTGTCGCAAAATCAAATCTGCGTCAGAACTTGGCGAGCGTTCACTGTTTTTGACAATTCCACCATTCACGATAGGGTACCCGGCGTACGACATCGAAACGACGACCGTGTACATTCAGCGTCAGCTGGATCGCCTGGGGTACAAGGTGATCAAGGTGGCGCAGGGGACACTGGGCGTCAGCTGGTGTGCGAAACCAAAGGGTCCCGTCGTCATCGACCACTCTGAAGAAGAATCCACGAGGAGCATCGCACTGCCGTCGCTCGCGAATCTGCAAAAGACGGCTGCGAAATTGCGTGGAAAAAAATAAACCCGCTAACATCAATGGATTCGACGGCTATCCTCGTCGAGGCCGAACGCAAGTTTATGATCAAGCTGTGTAACGCCATGACGCCCGTCATGATCGACGCCTTTTACGAAATGTACAAAAAGGCGATCGAGGTGTCCAAGGGCCGTCAGACGCTCATCCACTACCAGACCCTGCTCCAGGAGGTGCCTCACTGGAACAACACCATCGTGAAGCAGCACGCGGACGCCATCATCAAGTCATGCTCCATGTTCCCCAACTTGCTCGCTGCCGTGTTTGTCATTTCGGTCAAGATCATGTCCGCCGTGCGTATCTCGTCCGACTCGAAGAAGATTAACATCAAGCTGCCATCCAACGACGTGTTTGTCCATTCGTGCTACATCGCCGCGGCCAAGAGCCTGTACGAGGATCCGTACGTCGTGGTTGACAAAATGTCCGACCAGGATCGTCGCATCAAGATGGGGGCTCGATTCACCGAACTGATCAAGGAGGTGATTGATGATTTTATTCCGGTACAACAAATCCTCGATACGTACATACCGAATTTTACAGGTGACCTGGACATGGGCGGTGCCAACCAGGACCCGACGGACCCCGCTGACCCGGAGATGGCCGAGGACGGCGAGGAATCGACGCCCGTCGCGACGCCGTTGCCCGAGGGCGCAGAGGCTGGAACGCCTGCAGCACCGGAGGATGCGGGGACGCCAGCACCGGAGGCGGGAACTCCGATGCCCGAAGCTGGAACACCCGAGCCGGGAACGCCAGCGGCGCCAGAGGGCCTTACGAAACAGGTTCCAGTCAAGGTTCACCATGAGACGCTGTTCGACGACGCACCGGATAAATAATTTCTATTTGATTAGTAGATGGCTGATCACTACTTCCGTGAGCCTATGAGCGCTGCTCTGATTGCAGCCGCAGCGACTATCGCTTACATTCACATTCGCGCATCTATGAACAACGAAAAAGCGCTTCCCAACTCGGCATACTTCAAGCCCGCATTCCTCGTCGGTTTGCTCGTGTACATCATCGTCCACCAGGGGAACGGACATCAAGAGACGATTTCAACCACGCCATTTAGGGCCTAAATCCAACGGGCGAAGCCCGTTGTTGCCCGACATGCGAAGTACAACAGGCTTCGCCTGTTGGTCACAGGCTTAAAGTAGTCGATACATGATTCGTCAATGGCGACCACCACCAACGCTTTCAACGACATGATGCAGCAGTTTCTTGACGAGCTTGTTCTCACGTTTCCCAATGAGAAGAAGCTGGTAAAGTACCAGAACACGTTCGTGCTTCTGCGTAAGGCGAATCCGAAAAAGCCCATGAAGGAGTTTATGGAGACTGTGGGTCCATTTGCGAATCATCTGATGCAGAAGGATGAGGAGTTTTTCCAGACGCACGCGTCAGAGGTGCCGTTTCTGAACGATCTGGACATTCCTCGTCTGTGGAACTCTGACTTGTCTGAGGCGACGAAGGGTGCCATCTGGCAGTACCTCCAGACGCTGTACATTCTGGGCACGACCATCACCGCTCTTCCAGCCGAGACGCTGAACATGATCGAGTCTGTGGCACAGAAGTGTGCCAGCCAGCTCCAGGATACGGCAACCGCCCCCGACGGTACCATCGACGAGGCGGCTCTGATGAACAGCATGAACGGTCTGATGTCCTCCCTGCTCAAGGGTGGTAAGGGTCCTTTGATTTGAAAAAATATATTAGCACACAATAGAAGATGACGATTGATCTGCGCCAACTCGTTGCAAAAGATGAACTCCTCGATTTTTGGCCGACGTCTCGTCAGACGGCCGAGGAGAGAGTGCTCGCGACGACCCGTTTCATCGTGTACGCCGTCGTGCTCACGTACCTGATTCGCCGAGACGCTCGTATCGTTGCCCTAGGTGCTCTCGTCATTGCCGCTCTTTATGTGCTGTACACCATGAACATGATCCCAGACGGGAAGCGTTCCGTATCGACGGGTCCGAAGGTGATGAGCGGTCTGCGCATGCCGACGCGCGACAACCCCATGGCCAACTACTTGCTCGGCGACGACCCGAGCTACGCGCAGCAGGCTCCGTGGTACCCCTCGATGAAGGAGGAGGTTCAGAACGAGTGGAAGGCGATCCACCCGTTCGAGCGTAAACGCGACGCCGAGCGCAACTTTTACACGACGGCTGCGTCCTCGTGGCCGAACGACCAGGCGGCATTCACTAACGCCGCATTCGGCAAGCCGTTCGCCCCCATGTGCCGCGACGATCCAGCCTCATGCAACCCCGACGGTCCGTATGCCCGCGGACCCGAGCGTGTCCAGATTCGCGGTGGCAACGGTCGTTAAAGGACAAGTCGCTTTGCGACTTGTTCGCCGGCAAGAACCTCAAGGCGGACTCGGGACTAATAAAAAATATCAACTACAATTAATATGCCGAGCAGCGTGCTTCAGCCCGGACTCCTCATGATTGAGGAGGGAATGTACTACGGTCCCAAGAACACTAATTACGAGGTCATGGTCATGACGGATGACGCTCTGCGTTCCCAGATGACCACCCGCAACAACAAGTACTACGCCGACAAGCCGTACGACTTCCCAGATCTGTACATTGTGAACCCGGTGAACAAGTTCCTATCATGGGACCCGACGAGCACGTACGCAATGTACCAGTCGGAGTCCTACGCGAAGCGTTACCCGACGGACAAGCAGTAATTTAGTCCAAGAAGCACGGTGTGCCTCTTGTCCGTCGCTTCGACTCAGCCCCGCCCGATAAAAAATAGCAACTAAATAATAGATGGACCCCTTCAGCCTTGCCGCCGTTGTCGGTCTGGTTTTTGCCGGAAAGAAACTCAGCGATGACAAGGAAGAACAGGTGCAAAAGGCAGTCATGCCTTCGATGCCAGACCAGGTTTCAAAGTTTGACCTTATTCAGTACAAGTTTGCTCAGCAGGACCCACCCCTTGATCCGTTGAACCTGGAACCGAACACAGGTCGTGGGTTTTCAGGCGGGTTCCGTCTTCCACCAAAGGAGATTGTACCGAGCTTCGCGGACGTCACACCAAACGGTGCTCGTTTCCCGTTCGGTCAGCCCGTGTACCAGACGGACGGAAGCCGTGAGCCAGTCACGAACAAGATGAACAACGTAACACCCGCGGACAAAAAATACGTCGGACGCGGTCTCGGTCTGGCGCCCGATGTACCAGCATCCGGTGGTTTCCAGCAGTTTTTCCGCATTCTGCCCAACAACATGAACGAGGAACGTCTGACGACTCTGTCCGGTACATGGGGTGGTCCAGCCAACCCCACCGTGAAGAACGGCGGGACGACGCTTGGCGCCATTTCCCACCCAGCCAAGCTGTCCAAGACGACCGCAAACTACATGCCCATGCAGACGCGCGGCCAGGGGCAGGGCGGTGCCATCACGGCACCGGAGGGTCGCCCGGATTTCCAGAAGACGCGTCGGACGACGAATCGCCAGGAGACGGGGCTTCGCAAGGATGGTCTCGAATTGGGTCCGGGACAGTACATGGTCGCGGAGGCGTACGGTTCCGCGTACGAGGATCCGATCCGTTGGTCGAAGAATCGTATCAACCCCGACCGCCCCGGAAACGGTGGACGCATGAATGTGCGCGCCGACCCCGTGGGCGCCGGTGGTGCCAATACAAACACGCGTCTCGAGGCGGGTGCGCTCCCAGTCCGTCCAGCCGATGCAAGCCGTGGGTCTCGCTACTTGCCTAACCAGTACGACCGCCTCAACGTGTTCAAGGGCCAGAAGGATTTCCGCTCAAATCCAAACAACGCGGGTCTGGGTCTGGCGTCCAAGGTGCTCAACAACAACCCTTTTGCGCACACGTTTTCAGCCAAGGCTGAAACTGGGACCCCGCTCGTTCAGCCTGTTAATTAAAACTCAAGTCGCGAAGCGACTTGTTGTCGCGAAGCGACTTGTTGTCGCGAAGCGACTTGTTGTCGCGAAGCGGGAAGGAATTTTAAATCCGCATAGACTAAAGATGCAAATCTGGAAGTGGCTTCTCATGCTCGGACTCTTGTTTCTGATTACATATGAACCATCACGGGGTGGGGGAAAGCTGATGAATTTTTTTACAGATGACTCAGTAGGAGGGAATGGATTCCCCGAAAGACCAGCCATGTCGGGAGCGGCACAAAAGTATAGCGATTCCGGTGACGACGATCAATAACAAGCAGTACATGCTGATTGTTCACGATCGCCGGTACCAGGAGTGGACGTTCGTCACAGGCGGGTGTCGACGTCGAGAGGTTATAAATCCCTTACGCTGCGCCGTTAGGGAACTCGAGGAGGAGACTCGAGGCACAATCAACCTGAAACGAGGCGCCTACTCGTATTTTCAGTTTGCAACCAAGTACAAAGGTCCAGGTGATTCCGAGGCTGACATCGAAGATGATGTCACCAGCATTTACCACGTCTACGTAATCGATTTGCCAATGACGGCTCTTGAACACACGTACATCGTTCGGCGATTCAACGAGGAGAAATCCAAGATGGAGAATCGCCAAACGTATTTTCGTAAAAACTATGACGAAAACGACAGGGTGGAATTTGACACGCTCGAAGGGATCACGGCCCGTGACAACTTATGGGACATGATACGGACGCACGTCATCACAAACCCAGATTTTCATGCAGCTCTTTCATCACCCACCCGTACAAACTTTTATTTTCGTTCTTAACATTAATGAGTTCGCCGAGATCGCGTTTTAGAGCGTCTATGAACTCTGCGATGTCGAATCTCGGGCTGTCTAATTCTCCGCCACGCAGAAGAGCGACTCCGCGTCGCTTGAATTTCGGAAATAGACGTACGAACGCAGCAAAGACTATTCAGAGATACGCCCGTGGTTTCTTGACCAGAAAAAGTCAAGCGAAGATTATACGTGTATTAAACCCAAATGGAACCACCTCAATTATAAACTTGACGCACCCTGTACGGCGAATTGCAGCTCGCACTGGAGCTCGAAACCTCAATATGAGAAGGTTGTTACAATCGTTTGCGTATTAATACCATCTGAAAAATATTGACTCACATCAGAACATGACCAAGTCAAAGCGTATGTTTGCCGAGATGCTCGTCCAGGCGCGAGGACACGGTGACGCCGACGAGATTGCAAAGACCATGTCACTCGTCGACATCATCTACGAAATGAAAAAGGAGGAGTTGAAGAAGGTGGAACCGTCGAAGGAGGCGCAGCCTCCTCCTCCTCCACCGGAACCAGTTGCCGAGGATAAGAAGGAGGAGGAAGAACCCATCGTCGTCATGAAAATCAAAGACTTTTGGAGTCGCTTGACACACGACTCGGACACGGACGAGTAAATTTTCTAGTCTATTGTAATGAAAAATTGTCTCAAATCAGGTTCAAAAAACAAGAAGTGTGTGAGATCTTCAAACAAAAAGGTGTTCAGTCTCCCTCGAAAGTTTTCAAAACTCCAGTGTCTCCTCGGTCCCATCAAAGGGTTTACGATGCGTGCGAGCTGCGCACCGTATAAAAAGAAATGACGCTGATACACTATGGAAAAATGGCTCACAGACAAAGGCCCGGGGACACACGTCCTCATGGATGGTGGAATCCTTCAAGTTCCGTACGAACAACTTGACGAATTTTACGTAGAATGTGTACACACAATACGACTTGGGAAGAAACTGTACGTGGTGGAGCAAAAGACGGATGTGTTCAAGTTTTTCGTCGATCTCGACTACAAGGGCCCTGAGGCGCTTCCGGACGACGCTGTCCTCGAACTCGCGACGCTAATGCATTCCGTGGTTCAAAAGGGTCGGTGTATCATTGCACGTGCCGAACCCAGGGTTGTGGAAACGCAGGTCAAGACGGGCGTACACATCCATTGGCCGGACGTTTTCGTCACCAAGTCTGAGGCGCTCGCTCTTCGGACTCGGATCCTGCTCGAGTTGCCGGACGATCCGGAATGGAGTCAACGTATCGACGCGAGCGTCTACGGCGGTTCGGGACTCCGAATGCTCTGGTCGCACAAACGGGACCGTGGGTCTGCAGATTCTGGACCGTACACACCGTGGCGGGACCTCGACGGGAACACTTTTGATCCGGTCCCTGATGCTAAAATCCTCAAGCTCTTTGCACTCCGGACGAACGAGGTGTCCAAAGAGTCTGTGAATGTTGAAATAACGTGCGCACCACTCGAACGGTACATACGCAAATACCTCAAGGGCCAGGAACTCGCAAACGTCCGACGTGTCATGCGAAAGGGGAACGATAGAATCATCGTTCAGACGGATTCCAAGTATTGTGAGCGGATCCAGGGTGTACACAAGTCGAACCACGTGTGGTTCGGTATCACGCGCGGGCGCATATGTCAGTTGTGTCACGACGACGAGTGCAAGGAGCAAAAGTTTGTCGGACGGGAGCATATTCTTTCTCCGAGTATAGTAGCCGAGTTACGCAGCAATGTTGCTGTGGATAATTCTACTTATGTGTCTATTTGTGATCTTGTTCCCGACTTTTGGTGGCAAGAAGAGTCGGTTCCTCAGAGAGGTGCATCCATACTCGGGCCTCGACCCTCAAACATGGGAAATGCTCCAAAGCCATCTGTCGGAGTTCGAAAACCAAAAGGCAAGCCTCGATCAAAGGGCTGGGGGACTTTACCGAGCGATTGAGGATGTTCGTAATCTCGCTCTGTTTATCCGACGAGCAGATGACCACGAACACCAGGAAAAGCTCGAATCCATCGCCGTTCAGATGGGCGTCGAAGGCGAAACGACGCTGTTTGAGCTCGCACGCAAAAACGGAATGTACTTCTTTCCAAAGTACTTAAACGATTTAGCCCCTAAGGATTCAGAGCTTGATGTCAACCGCACAGGAGCAGCCATCAACGGACACTTCCCAGACCCCAAAAGTCACGGACAGTAGCCCAGTGACTCGTACCCGTTCTGGTCGTACCGTCAAGGCGCCTGAGCGTTACACGCCTCAGGAGGTGTGCGAGGATGATTACGCCGATGACGACTATGACACCGAAGAGTCTGGGAGCGTCTCGTCTGAGGTATCCTATGACACGGAGGATATCTCAAGTGAGAGTGATGCAGACGAGGAGGGGAACCTCGCTGGTTTCATAGTCGAAGATAAAAGTAGCAGTGACTCTGAAGGTAATGGATCGGATGTTCGATCCGAGTCCGGCGAGACCGATGTTTCCAGTGACCGAGACGAACGCCGACCCCCAGCACCAGCTCGTGGACGAGGTCGAGGCCGAGGAGCACCACCCGCAGCACGACGCACGCTCGTATTATGATCCGGGTCCTCGTGTTTTCCACGCTCAGAATCAGTCGGTTGATGTGCTTGAAAAAATTTCAAAAGAGACTATAATTCTTGTATTTGCTGCGTTTTTCATTGGGCTACTGTTGGGGAAGTCGCTGACGCCGGTGATCCTGAAGCACTGATTCCGGGCTGCGTCCCCAAAAATGGAATTGTCGGAGATGTCAGTGCTGGAATGTACTGACCGGCGTCTGGCATTATCGGGCTGCCTTTGATATCGACTCCAACAACGGGTACGACGTTGGATGTCACTGTAGGTACCGGAGGAAGCATGTCGCCTTCGGTTGAAACGTTGCTTTCGAATCCAAAGGCGTACATTCTTGCCGACCCTCCATCAGACTCGTGTGGCACGAAATCACCATACATTACGTTTGATGAAGGATCGCCCTGAATGAAATTGAGGATTGGATTTCCCGCCTGAATCTGGAAATCGAGACCCGCCATGTCTTTATATACATCCGTCTGAGTGTCCACGCGAACGACGTTGCTCGTCGAATCGACATATGGAAGATTGTTCGACGTCGTCACCGTGTTGCCGACATTTTCCGTGTAAGGGGGCTGAGTATTTTCATCACGCGGAGGAGCATACCCCTCTCTGCGTGCTGAAAGGACCACTATGGTCAAAATGAGCACGACGAGTGCGACCCACAAAGACCAATGGATTTTCATTCTATTTATTGGCTATGTTTTTTTTCTTCAAGTCCGAAGAACTTGTTCGTAGCGAAGCGGTGGCGGACAAGTCGCTTCGCGACTTCTTGGACTAAATCAACCCAGCAGCCCTGCCGCGACACTGCCGGCACCGACAGGCTCTGGTGCCGTACCGGTGTCAATCTGGACAGCCGGTGCCTTGGCACGTTCCTCCTCCTGCTGAACGCGACGACGCTCAATCTCCTCGGCGATACGGTCGTCAGCAATCTTCACCAGCTCGGGCATCTCCTTGTCCGGAAACTCCTTCTTCAGGTCCTCGATGAGCTCGGCTGGGTGAGGAATGGGCGGTACATCCGGGCGAGAGTAGTACTTGGAGTTTTCATCCCCAGGTTCGATGAAGGGCGTCGCCGACCCCTCGATAGGCTTGGCGAGCATGTCACGCTTACGCTTCTCGAACATGGCCGCCGCCTGACGCTGGTTGTCGCGATACTTGGTCATAATCTCCTCCAGCTTCTCG